CCAAAACTTGGTAAGGCATTAGATAAAGGGTTGGCATCTATGCATTTCTCGCTTCCATTAGAGTTTAAATCCTCTCATGGAAATCGTAATATTCCTGCTTTTATGCAGGAGTATTTTAAATGCATCTTTGATGCAAATGGTGCTCTCCTGGACAGTGCAGATCCTGCTGTGGTTTCACACCTACGGCAAGTTCTGTTCTTCTTGTATAAGTTGGAGATTCCTTATAAGCCTTCTCAAATTGATCAATTTCTTGATTCATTTGTTCAGACTGATGAGGAACTTTCGCTTACTCTTGATCAAGACTCTCGAGAAATTCTCGAGGTTTCGTCTTATATCACTGAGGCTATATTCTTTGATTTTAATATCAAAGATATAGTTCCAAGACATGGTCCAGGTGCTGTTGCAACTGGTGAATACCTAGAAGAGAAATGGGAATTTTCCCGGCTCTATAAAGATATTCATCAGGTGTATCCCTACTATGATTATTTCATAGCAGGCGGCAGTCGTGAACTAGCTGATCGATTGGAATGGTACAAGGCGTTAGAACGACTTGATTATGGTCGTGCTAAGGTCGTGTTAGTTCCAAAAGATTCTCGTGGTCCGCGTCTGATATCTTGTGAGCCGTTGGAATACCAATGGATTCAGCAAGGTCTCGGACGGAAGTTAATAAACCTCCTCGAAAACACTTACTTGACTAGCGGACATGTTAACTTCACTGATCAATCGATCAATCGAAGCCTAGCCCTGAAGTCATCCAGTTCGTATTCACCGGGATCAATCTCTCCAGGCCTTACGAGCTGCGTTGACCACTTAAATAGTGAAGGTGCCGTGATGGCAACGATCGATATGAAAGATGCGTCAGACAGGGTAAGCCTAGAGCTTGTACGCCTTGTTTTTAAAAGGAACAAGACGGTTCTACGAGCTTTAGAGTCAGCCCGAACGAGAGCGACTGTTCTACCAGATGGTAGAGAAGTCGTCCTTAAGAAGTATGCTCCAATGGGTTCAGCATTATGCTTTCCCGTCGAGGCGTACATCTTTTGGGTGTTACTCGTCGCTTCGGTTAGTCGCTGCTTAAGAATTAAACAGCGTGATGTGGCGAAACTCATCTATGTCTATGGTGACGATATAATCGTTCCTGTAGCATGGGTTGAGCTGTGCGTGCAATCCTTAGAAAGATTTGCTCTTAAAGTAAATCTTGATAAGTGTTGTATCCATGGTCCCTTTAGAGAAAGTTGTGGTATGGATGCCTTTAAAGGCGTCCCTGTCACTCCTATTCGCCTAAAGACCTTATGGACTGGACGCAAGACGGACGGTGCCGCCTATTTGTCTTATATCGCTTCCGCTAATTTATTAGCTGAACGCGGATATAAGGCTTGTAGCGACTTCATGTTTAAGACTATTGAGATGTCGTACGGTATAACAATCCCGATGGGCACCTTATTAGCACCTTATCCATGTATCGTCGTTGACGACCCTGAGGTTGCAGAGGAGTATAACTCCCGAGCGTTCAGACGTCGTTATAGCCGGGTTTACCAGCGATTCGAGTATTTTCTTCC